CGATAATAGCCCTTGTCAAAATCAACCTGAACCAAGAATTCGCCCATAAAGCCATTACGGTTCTTACGGAATACGCATTCAAGGATGTCTGAATTTGTAGCACGTCCTAGAGCCAACACCCAGTCAGCATCGTAGGCAATCTGACGTGACCATGCTGTTTGACCAAGTGTTGGAACAGTATCTAGTTTGGTAACGTCATCTGGTGTAGCAGACGAGATAGCGATAATTGGAATCTCTTCTGAAATAGCCATCAACTTAAGTTCACGAGAAAGATTCTTCATACGAACAGTTTCATTGTCAGACTTCTGATTAGGTGACATCAACTGTAGATAGTCTACGATTACTAGGTCTGGTTTATACTGGTCAATCTTACCACGAATAACTGATGGTGTAACTTCCCCACCATTATCGTTAGAGATGATGTGAAATTCTGGCTTGCCAACAAGTTCTTTGGAATGCCAACGCTTTAGGTCATCAATCTCTACTTGACCATTAGATAACTTACGATGTGACCAAAGACCATCACCCATGATAGCAAAGACACGGTTACGAACTTCTGTCTCTGACATTTCAAGTGAGATAATTAGTGGTGACCTACCCTGTCTCCATGCCTGAACAGCCATATAAAGAGCAAACCAAGACTTACCAATTCCTGGATAAGCAAGGAACACACCCAATTGTCCTGGAGTAATTCCAGCAGGTAGATAGTTGTCAAACCCAGGAAGTCCAGTCTTAATACCGATGGCACCCAACTCATTCTGGCGAGCAAGGTTCTCAAAGTATGCAACAGCAGAATCAATGTCAGTGGCATCGATGTCACGGATGATTGCTGTATTCTTTTTTAGTTCTGATGTCTTTTGAATAATATCTTCTAGTGCCTTAGCACCCTGACCTGCTTGAACTTCGGTGGCGGTGTTGCGAAGAATATCCTTTAGACTATCGTTCAGATATTCTGCCTGTAGTTCTTCTAGGTGATATTTGGTGGCACCAATACCCTCGATTGGAGCAAAGTCACGGAACTTATCCAGCACCAAAGACATTGGCGGAACAGTTCCATTGTTCTCCGAATAGTTGCGAATAAATGTCCAAATGTCATTGTGGGTACGAAGTATATTGTCAACATTTGCTTGTAGCAAAACATGAACTTGTTTGTCTGCCAATACAGCAGAGATTAGTTTTGATTCTGTGTTACTCATTTAGCCACTCTTTCGCTTTCTGTCTACGTTCTGCACGTTCTTTTAGGTCTTCTGCTACTTGCTTACGCTTATAGGCAATGTGGTCTGCATAGTTTGCAAAATATTTCCACGATGGGTTTTCCGATACATCAAAATAATATTGTAATAGGTCATAGCATTCAGCCATGCCGTAGGATTCAATTAGGGCATCTGCAGCCCATTGTTCTACGTTTAAATTTAGAGAAGGCTTTTCTTCGTATTTAGCAGTGTGCAACTTACTGTAACGACTAAGCAAAGCCATACGGTCTTTGCGGTCAGCCATTACTTATTGTCACTCTCTTCTACCGCTTCTTGTACCTTTTCAGATAATCTTTGCTCAACAAACGCATATACACGCTCAAAGGCTTCGCCAGTTGTTTCGCCATTACGCTTGTTATCTGTGATAGATAGGTCAATACGCAATGATTGGAAGTTACCTAGATTAAGCGTATAGCCTAGTCCTACTGTAACTTTAGTCTCATCATTATTCATACCCTGTGTTCCTTTCAAGAACTAAATAGATTCATTCCAAATAGGCACAAATCTGCCATCTTCGGTCTTTGTATAAACCAGTATACCATCTCCCATACGCCTTGTCAACTCTTGCTTTGTAGGCGTTACATCATTGGTTATTAGTTTATCTTTTCTTGGTCTACCGTGGTGGTAGGAAGCCAGTATATCACGAATTTCCCTGACCTGTGATTCGGAGTAGTAGGAACGAACCTGCCAGCCCCTCTCTCCGCCCTTCTGTGACCCCATAGGGAAGGGAATAATACCTTTTAGCATTAATTGTGGCATATATTTTTTATGCCTATTTACGAGTTCTGCGGTCTGTCCTACCGTGTAGGCTCTTTCCCTATTTTTCTTAAAATCACTAATTAAACAACTTTCAATTCTGTCAAGTGTAATATTATAAACAGACATTATGCCATTAGAATTATTCATGTGGTAGACACGGACTAGACTACCATTTAGAAACCATACTTTTTTATTCCCTGGAATTACAGGGGCAGCGTTATACTGTTCCATTGTTAGAGCAGCCATGGTTATAGTTGGGTTAGCCCAACAGCCATAATTGAAATAGCATATGGAAAGTTTTTGCTGGTATTGGTTGTTGGATTATATATGCTAACTGTTATTGTGCAACCACTTGTGTTTGTATTTGTAACAATAACTGATGGTACTGTGCTAGTTAGGGTTCCACCACCACCATCAACGAGTAGTTGTGATACTGATGCAAATACTAATGGTGCTGCAAGAAAGGTTTTTCCAAAAGATATAGATAGAGATTTTGTGCTTACTCCAGCAGTCAGGTTATGGTCGTTTACCTCTAGTCTGTTTGTTGCTACTGCAAAAGTTCCCATATACGAATTAACTATCTGTTTTGTAGTGGAATTATATATTGGAGATATTGTATTTGCAAATTTACTGGATATACCATTTACTGTATCAATAATTTGATTTAATTGTGTCTGGTCAACCAGAGAGTTTGTTGAAATGTTTGGAATAGTCATAATTATATTATACCACTAAACTATTGTCCCAGAGTCAAGAATTGGTAGGGTGCTTTTTGCAGATGACTGCAAAATAAGTGCATTAGTATTAATAATCTTTGTTCGTGTTGGTATTTGAACTGCAAATTTAACAAATTTGGCTTTTATACTAGATTGTAGGGGTATTTTCATGTAGTATGAATTTGCTGATACCGTATCTGCATATTCAAAATCTGTAAATGTTGCTGTAGATATATTAGAATCCCAAGACCATGCAAAGTATATGTCAAACTTTGATACTGAAAAAGAGTCTGGGACTGTCCATTTAATATTAATTCCTTCTCCACCAGATTCTACGGAACTTACAGAGTACTCTGGTACAAAACCGTTTAATAACAGCGAAGCACTTTGCTGATTAATTTCATTTATTTGTGACCACGGAGCCAAAATCTCACCAGTTTCTGACGTAACAGTATATCTAACCAAATACACAATATCGGAAGTTGAATCTTGAATTGTGGCTGTAGATTCATTTACTGGATTAAAAGTCGCTTTTAATATATCTTCTGACATTACAACACATCCACTACATACTTAAATTCTATAAAGTTTTTTGTATTATTTGATTTAACAATCGGTAATGAATCGGATGATTTTACAACTGTGTATGCTGTAAGTCCATATTTGTTGTTGAAAGATGATACATTTTCTAGTCTCATAGCATCTAATGCTATGTAGAAGTCTGATGCTGCAGCACTTCCAATGGTATCCTCTACGTCAACAAATACCTTTATGTATTTCACATCTGACCAAGAAAAACTAGATGAAGTTTTGTATAAGGAACCAATTGTTTTACTTACAACGACATACCTATTATCTGAAAAATTATGCTGTGTGCTACTTGTAACTCTTCCCCCAACGGTGATGGCACCAGGATTGCTGCCGATATTTACAACAAGTGTAGAACCAGTAGTTCCAGTTTGTGCTGTCCAGGTTCCGTTATAATCGGATGGGGTAATTCCAGAAATAACAACTTCCTGTCCCACGGAAATGTTGTGTGCATTTGCAGTGGTAATTGTAATATTGGTTGTGCCAGTAGGAGTTTGAGTATTAATTGCAGTACCGTTATTTAAATTAACTACAAAACTTGCATACTCTGGACTTGCACCATCGGTAGTTGCAAATTGTGTTAGAATTTTTACGTTGCTTGGCACATCTGTACTCCCTGTTCCATCTTTATTTACAACAGAAAATGCTAATCTAATTTCATCATCTGATGAATTCTGACCCAATCCAAGGTCTGTAACCTCTAAATGAATATGGTTTCCAGAAGAAACGGATAAATCATTTCCA